GGGCTTCCCTTATCCTTAGTAGGTGTGGGTGCAGTCCTTGGTCTTGAAAAGCAGAAGCTAACAGAAGGTAAAGATCTTATTAGATATTTTTGTGTACCGTGTTCGCCTACGAAAACAAACGGTGGCAGAACTCGTAACCTGCCAGGTGATGATGAAGAGAAATGGCAGAGGTTTAAGGATTACAACAAACGAGATGTTGAAACGGAAATTGAGATACAGCAGAGACTTAGTAAGTTTCCTGTCCCGGATGAAATATGGAGTGAGTACCATCTTGACCAGGAAATCAATGATCGAGGCATCAAGGTAGATATGGACTTTGTAAAACAGGCTATTGCTATGGATGAGATGTCCCGCACCAAGCTGATGAATCAGATGCAGGAAATAACAGAACTTGATAACCCCAACTCAGTACAGCAGATGAAAGACTGGCTGGCTGATAATGGTCTAGAAACAGATACCCTCGGTAAAAAGGCTGTGGCAGAGTTATTGAAGGACGCACCAGAGAACTTGGCTGATGTGCTTAAACTCCGTCAGCAACTGGCAAAGTCATCCGTAAAGAAATATACGGCAATGGAGAATGCAGTCTGTGCTGATTCTAGGGCCAGAGGAATGTTTCAATTTTACGGAGCCAACAGGACCGGTCGCTTTGCAGGAAGACTTGTGCAGCTGCAGAACCTGCCGCAAAACCATATGATGGATTTAAAAGAAGCTAGAGGCATCGTAAAAAGTGGTGATTCTGAAGTCCTCGAAATGCTTTATGAAGATATACCAGATACTCTTTCACAGCTTATTCGGACAGCTTTTGTGCCAAAGAAAGGCTGTAAGTTTATAGTTGCCGACTTTTCTGCCATTGAGGCTCGTGTGTTGTCATGGCTTGCGGGTGAAGAATGGAGAACTGAAGTATTCGCAAGTGGTGGTGATATTTACTGTGCATCTGCATCACAAATGTTTGGCGTCCCAGTTAAAAAGCATGGTGTGAACGGTCATCTAAGGCAGAAAGGGAAAATTGCAGAACTGGCCCTAGGTTATGGTGGGTCAGTGGGAGCTTTAAAGGCTATGGGCGCACTGGATATGGGCCTTGAGGAGGAAGAATTAAAACCCCTAGTTAATGCCTGGAGGCAGGCCAATCCGTACATCGTAAAATTCTGGTGGGATGTAGATAGAGCAGCTAAGAAGTGTATAAAGGAAAAGCAATCTCAAGAAATACAAAATATCAAGTTTCATTACAGGAGTGGAATGCTCTTTATAGTTCTTCCTTCTGGTAGGCAGCTTGCCTATGTAAAACCTCGTATCGGTGAAAATATCTTCGGTGGTGAGTCTGTGACTTACGAAGGTGTAGGCGGAACAAAGAAATGGGAAAGAATCGAAAGTTATGGACCCAAATTTGTAGAGAATATTGTTCAAGCTATCTCCCGTGATATTTTGATGTATGCCATGAAAACACTCCGAACGTGTAGCATAGTGGCTCATGTGCATGATGAAGTTATCATTGAGGCAGACCCCCGAATGTCAATAGATAGCGTATGTGAGCAAATGGGTAGAGTTCCTCCTTGGGCAAAGGGGCTGCTCCTTAATGCAGATGGTTACGAGTGCGATTTTTATAAAAAAGATTAGTTAAAACATCAGATTTCACCTCCCGCCGTGGCTACCAGGTAGGAGGTGTTTTTTTTATGAATATTTTTCAAGTCACAGATAGTAGGCAAATACATGGTGAAGCAATGAAGATGACTAACAGCCAGATGCAGAAAGAGGCTGATTACTATATGGCTCAAAAAATACTTAAACAGCTTTTAACTGCGGAGTTAATTTCACTGGATGAATTCGACAAAATTACAGAGCTGAATCGTAAAAAATTCTCACCTGTTTTAGCAAAGATAATGCCCTAAAACACTTGCTATTACTGGCTTTTAGAGCGAATATGTCATATACCGAAAGCGAGGTGAGATGATGAAAAAAATATTCAAAGTTGATAATATAGCAGCCACTTCAAAGAGAAAACTTCGTGTTGCTGCATATGCCAGAGTTTCTACTGACAGTGATGAACAGCTGGTAAGCTTAAAGGCACAGAAAGAGCACTACGAAAGCTGCATTAAATTGAACCCAGAATGGGAGTTTGCGGGTCTTTATTATGATGAAGGCTTGAGCGGTACTAAGAAATATAATAGAACCGGTCTTTTGGACATGATAGCGGATGCTGAGCAAGGCAAGATTGATTTTATCCTTACAAAGTCAATCAGCCGTTTTGCAAGGAATACAACCGACTGCTTGGAAATGGTAAGAAGATTAATAGATGTCGGTGTGTTCATTCAATTCGAGAAAGAAAATATTAATACAGGTTCCATGGAAAGTGAGTTAATGCTCTCCATACTAAGCGGTCTTGCTGAAAGCGAGTCTGTTTCCATTTCTCAAAATAGTAAATGGGCTATTCAGAAACGCTTTATAAACGGCACCTATATAATTTCCTACCCGCCATACGGTTACATAAATGCTGATGGCAAGATGGAGGTTGTGCCGGAGGAGGCAGAAATCGTCCGCACCATTTTTAATGAGTGCATCAATGGTAAAGGGGCATTCCTCATAGCAAAGGAATTAAATGAACGAGGCATTCCATCCAAGCGTGGAACGATATGGCATCCGTCAACGGTTCAAGGTGTTCTTAAGAACGAAAAATATACTGGCGATGTTATCTTTCAAAAGACCTATACTGACAGCAATTTTAACCGTCATATAAACTACGGTGAAGAAAACCAGTACCTTCTTGAAAATCACCATGAGACTATTATTAGCCATGAGGATTTTGAAAAGGCACAACAGGTTATGGAACAGCGTGGTCTGGAAAAGGGCATTCTTAAGAAGGAAGGAAAATACCAAAAGCGGTATGTATTCTCCGGCAAAGTAGTCTGCGGAGAGTGCGGTTCCAATTTCAAAAGACGTATTCATTACTCTGGAAAGAACGAGTACATTGCTTGGTGCTGTACCAAACACATAGATCACACAGTAAAATGCTCAATGAAGTTTATCAGGGATGAGGATATTAAGGCTGCGTTTGTAACGATGTTAAACAAACTGATTTTTTCCTGCGATATGATTCTCAAACCCTTTATGCAAGGTTTAAGAAACATTGACGAGAAAGCCTATCTGCAGAAGATTTCTGAAATCGAGGAACGCATTGAGAAAAACGAGAATCAGCGTAATGTGCTTGTAGAATTGATGTCAAAGGGTCTTCTGAATCCAGGATTGTTTACAAAGCAGAATGCGGAACTATTAAGCGAGTTTGCTCGACTTGCCACAGAGAAAAAACATATATCTTATGCGGTAAGCGGTAATGCATCAAAGGTAGATGCCACACAAAAACTCATAAGATTTTGCAGCAGAAACAGAATGGCATTGAAATTTAATGATAATATTTTTGAGGATTTTGTAGATGAGATAGTTGTAAATTCCAGGGAGGAGATTGTATTTAAACTTAAATGTGGTCTTTCCTTGAAAGAAAGGCTGGTGGAATAATGACACATATACCGCACGGTTACCGCATTGAAGACGGTAAGGCAGTAATAGATGAAACGGCAGCAGGTCAAGTAAAAGAACTCTTTGAAGGTTATAACTCGGGGTTGGCTCTTAGAGTGGCTGCCGAACAAGCAGGACTTAAATTGTACCACGCTTCAGCAAAGAGAATGCTACAAAACGAGCGTTATGTCGGGGATGATTATTACCCTGCCATTGTTGATAGCGACATTTTTAATAAGGCAAATAATGAAATACGCAGACGGGCATTGGCTCTTGGAAGAGTAAAGGAACGTAAAGAGCCGCTACCCCCTACTCCACAAACACAATTTAACATGGGCAGACAGACGAAGTTTTTTGATGATCCTTTTGCGCAAGCTGAATATATGTACAGTCTAATAGAAAGCGAGGTGGACTGATGGCTAATATGAATATAGGTAAAAATGTTACTGTCATTCCGGCTCGAAAGCGGCTTGGTAACACAGTAGCGACAGAAGATATACCGAAACTCAGAGTTGCAGCCTACTGCCGTGTTTCTACTGATACAGATGAACAGGCTACAAGTTACGAGGCACAGGTAGAGCATTATACAGATTTCATTAGAAAAAATACTGAATGGGAATTCGCAGGCATCTTTGCTGATGATGGTATCTCAGGCACAAACACGAAA